AATTTTAGCACTGAAGCGCCTTATATCGAAGACCAGAATATTAATATCCTAGATGCAGAAGGTAATTTAATGACAACTATAAGTTTACAAAAACCTATTATTAAGTCAATAAGTGATTTGCAAGTTAGTTTTGCTACAAACGTGGCTGAATTCAAAACATTCGACTTAACAATACTCTATAATCAGCTAGATATCAGACTGTTTCAAGATTAATATATAATACATGCAAACATTTAATCAATACATAGATAACGGTAAAATTAGCAGCTACGAATTACAGTCTCTTAATGAGAATTTAATATCTGAGTTGACCCCTGAACAAGAAGCTGAAATAGATAAAGCTATTGATAGATTCGCTACTGAATATTTAAACCAAGGTAAAACAGTAACAGATTTACAAGAAGATTTAATGACCGAGGGTTTTATTGGTTCAATAATAGGCGGCTTAACAGGATTTGCTCTTGGTAGTACAGTTGGTAAAATAGTTGCCAGAGTACTTGGTGTACAAAGCGGTGTTTTATACGACATGCTTACCAGTCGTTTAGTTGGAGCGGCTCTAGGTGCTGCATTAGGGCGCCGGATTTAAGTATTTACACTTTTTAAATTTATTTCATGATAAAAATTTTACCGAATTCTTTCTTTATTGGAATTGACTTTTCAATTAATTCACCGGGCATTTGCATTATAAAAGATTCAGAACCCTTTTGGATAAGCAGAAGCGTTAATCCAAAATCGAAAGCAGAACATCGTTTTACAGAACGTATTGTAGTATGTAAAGATGTTGACTATTTAAACTTCGCCTCTAATAATACTGAACATGAAAATATTGATACTTATAGTAATAATGAATATCAAAAGATTATCAGATATATCGATCGTGCTAATCTTATAGCAGAATCAATTGAAAACAGACTTAATAGACAAGGCTATGTTAAAGGTGTTGATACTTTACATTTTGCGTTTGAAGGGTTCTCTTACGGTTCAAATACTAATAATATTATAGATATAGCAATTGCTACTGGCTTTTTAAAGGCTAAACTAATTGAAACCTATGACAAACTGACACTTGATGTTATGGCACCAGGTACTATTAAAAAGCAAGCAGGTTCAGGTCGATATAAAAAGAAGGAAATGTACGAGGTCTTTGTTGAAAATAGACACGATGACCCAGTCCTTATCAATTCTGAGTTTTGGTCTCTTTGCCAAGAACAGAGAGGGAATAACAAGTTAATTAAGCCTACTGATGACTTAATTGATGCTTACTTTATAGCTTGGTCGTTACAGGCGAGATATTCTGAAAGAGAAAACACTGAGAGAGAAATACCTAAAAGTTCTAAGCGGCCTAGAGGTCAGGGCCGGTTAAAGGTCTAGATACCATCCACACCTTTGAAATAACCCTGTTAATTATTCTACACACCTTTTAAGGATTTGTTTCAAGACCTACTGTATTTACGGCAAAGAATATTTTTATATAATAAATATGAAACAATATTCTATATGTACAATATATAAATCATACTGATAACAATTTTACTGGCCAGTTACAATGTATATTCAGGCAAATTAAAAGGCAAATTTAAAATTTAATAAAATGGCAAAAAAACAAATCGAAGATTTTGATATCTTCTCAACAAGCGTCGGCGACATCGACCTTTACAAAAGAGATAAAAAGGACAGCGTGTTCTATTCTCCAAAAGCAAAAGATGGTACAGATGGTACCTACAAGGCATTGATCAGATTCATGCCTAACATCAAAAATCCAAAACAACCTATTATTCGTAAATTTACTTACTGGCTTGAAAGCCCAGATGGTAAAGGTCAAAATTTTGACAGCCCATCTACAGTAGGTGAAAAATGCCCTATTCAACAGACGTTCTATCGCTTAAAGAATAGTGAATCTGCAGTTGATCGTAAAATGGCTGAAAAGCTAAAAAGACGTGAACAATTTTACTCCTTAATTAAGGTTATTAAAGATCCGCAGAAACCAGAGAATGAAGGTCGTTATTTCATTTTAAAGTATGGTACTAAATTAAAGCAAAAAATTGATGATGAAATGTCACCAAGCTTTGATGAACCTACACAAATCTTCAACCCTCTTACAGGTAAAAACTTTGAACTTATTGTTACAAAGCAAGGAGAATATAATAACTATGATACTTCTAAATTCCAAAGCAAGAAGACAGCGATTATCGTAAATGGCGAACCAGTTGATAATAGTGAAGAATCTAGAAAAGCTATTATAGAAGAATTGCAAAATGCACCAGACTTGTCAACATTTGAATATCAATCATGGAATGATGAAGATCGCTCAACGGTTGAAAGGTTTCTTTCTTATTATTCTCAGAGAGGAGCAACTATTGATAATGTAGTAAATGCTAAACCGAAAAACACATCAACATTTGAATCAGAAAGTGATGATGAATTTGAAACACCTGCGCCTGTTGCTAAGAAGCCAGCTGCATCTTCTAAAGCTAAGCCAGCATCTTCAGATACTGAAGATCTCAATGATTTCCTTGACGGACTAGGAATTTAGTATTAATTTAATCTACAAGGGGAGTCTAAGACTCCCCTTTTTTATTCTTTATGTTGACTGAAATAGATTCTATAAAAATAGACGACGGTTTCAAATCTAAAGTTTTAGATCTTGTACAAACTATATTAATTTCTAGACACGGAGCAGGGCCGAAGTCAAGAGTTAAAAAAATGCATAATAGATTAAATTTTGCATGCCCTTATTGCGGAGATAGCAGTACAGACTCTTTGAAAAAAAGAGGTAATTTATTCTGGGATAGCCTACACTATCATTGTTATAATTACGGGTGCGCTAGTCACAAAAACCTAAATGAGTTTATAAATGACTTTATACCAAACGGTTTAAGTACTGGTGAAAGAATAGCAGTCTCAGACTTCATTAAGAGTAATACACATCATAAAACTCAAAACAATTTTTACAATGAAGCGTTTGAACAAATACAAAACCTGGCTTTACCTCTATCTTTATTTTATGAAAGAACAGGTACTAAGCCTATTCAAGAAAAACTAGAAATTTACGACTATTTAAAAGAAAGACTATTAATTAAAACACTACATAATTTTAGTTACGGCAATGGTAAATTATATGTTTTAAACCTGACAGCTGATAAAAAATCTGTGATCGGTTTTCAAATACGTAATATGAAAAGAGCATCAGCAAAATATCTTACATATAATCTTGAAAAGATGTATTACTTTTGCGGTGTTGAAATACCAAAAATAGAAAACATTGAAAAGATAAATGAAGTTTCAACCCTGTTTGGCATTATGAAAGTTGATTATTCTATTCCTGTTACTATACTCGAGGGGCCTATAGACTCTTTCTTTATTAATAATAGCATAGCATACTGCACTGTCGGTCGAACTGTCAGTGCATTTGAAGATTTAGAAAACATTCGCTATATGTTTGATAACGATAAATCAGGCCGTGATTCCATGTTATCATTGCTAAAAACTGGTAAGCAAATATTCCTGTGGTCAAAATTTATAAAAGACTTTAATTTGTCAGATTTTAAAATTAAAGACCTGAATGATTTAATTAAGACTTGTTTCATACATAAACTAAGCGCACATAAATATATTAGCAACTATTTTTCATCAAACTCTTTAGATGCAATCTATGTATAAAAATAATGAAGCGTACATGGAACAACTCGATAAATTTAACCAAGATTACGAAAAGTATAAAAAAAGGTATAAACTCTTATTAGACGAATTGCCGACTGCTAATTATGATTATAATGGCAAAACAATTTCAGATTTTCCTATAGAATCAAAAAAGCGTAAAGTTTTTATTTATAAAAAGGATATTAACAGTAAATTATTTTAAAATGGAAGAAACTATAATACAAGCTGAGTTTGATAAATTAAACGAGCTTGAGCGATATCTTGAAAAACAAAGATCAGAATGGGGTGATAGAATTATGGAGGTTATTGAAATGATACGCGATCTTGATAAATTAATTGAAGCACAGGTTACTATGTTAAGTTATCGCCACATGGTAATTGACCAGGTTGCACGAATTAACATAACCTTAAAAAAGCGTGAATCAAGTTATAACATTCAATACAAAAATAAATTTATTGAGTATTTTAACTATGACTATAAGCTTAACGATAAACAAAAGGTAAACATGGTTGAAGCAGATCTTGCCAGTTTAAATAAGCAGATAGGCTTTTTAAGCACCCAGATAGATTTTTTTAGAGAGTGTGTTAAAACTCTTGATAATATTGGATGGGCTATTAAAAATAGACTCAACATAAATGAGATATCTTAATGAAACTTGAGTTAAGTCAAGATAATAAATATTTAATAATTAATGACGCAACTGAGCTGGAAATGGATCAGTTGCGCATTTCTCTTACACGTAAGATAAACGGCTGGCGTTTTCATCCTCTTGTAAAGAACGGTCACTGGGACGGTAATGTTTCCTACTTACTTAAAGATAAGTATATTCCAGCCGGAATTTGGAAAGAAGTTATAGATATTTGCAAGAAGTTTAATTACGAGATTGAAATTGCAAATATTAGAAATTTATTCGATAACACAATTAAGTTTGAAGATTTCGAAAGCTGGGTTAATAAATATTTCCAGGGGTTCAACATGGAAATAAGACCCTATCAAATTGATGCATGCTATAAAATACTTAAAAATAGATGTTGTGTAGCAGAGCTTGCAACATCTGCAGGCAAGACCCTTATTTCCTATATCGCTGTAGCTTATTTACTTGAAAAAAAACTAGCAGAAAGAATTTTATTTATAGTACCAAGTGTAAGCTTAGTGACACAGGGAGTTTCAGATTTTAAAACATACGCAAGATTTGTTGAAAATCCTGTAAAAATAAAATATCAAGAAATTTATGCCGGGCAAGAAATAAGACCTGATGCAAACTTTGTAATAGGTACTTATCAATCACTTTCTAAAAAGGACAAGGAATATTTCGAACAATATGATGCAGTAATAGTAGATGAGGTGCATAAGGTAAAAACACAGTCTATTAAACAGATACTTGAGAAATGTACCAATACTGTTTATAGATTTGGCCTTTCTGGTACAATACCAAAACCAGAAACACTTGACAGACTTACGCTAATGAGCTATACTGGACCTTTAATTACAGAAGTTAGCGCTAACTATTTAGCAGCCGAAGGATTTGTTACCAAATGTAAAGTACAAGTTATTGAAATGGATTATGCAAATGAACTTACTAAAACCTCTTTTGCAAATCTAAGTAGAACTCCATCTAGAAAAGAATTATATCAAATGGAGCAGGACTATATTATCAACAGTAATGAGCGTTTAAATTTTATTGCTTCTGTAATTGGCCATTCAACTAAAAATAGTCTTGTACTTTTCCATAGAATCGAACATGGTCAAAAGCTTTACAAACTTCTCAGAGAACAACATGCAAGACCTATTTATTACGTAGACGGCAGCACTGATGCTGAAATCAGAGACGTGTACAAAGATAAAATGGAAAACAGAGAGGGGGTTATTTTAATAGCCAGCTTTGGTACATTCAGTACAGGTATTAGTATTAAAAATATCCACAATATTTTCTTTACAGAATCTTTTAAGTCAGAAGTTATAGTAAGACAAAGTATTGGTCGAGGTTTACGTTTACATAAAGATAAAGACATTCTTACAATTGTTGATTTTGTCGATAATTTCAGCTATGACGGCTGGGAGAATTATCTATATAAGCATGCTAAAGAAAGGCAACGTATCTATAAAGAGCAAAAATTTTCATTCAATATACGACAAGTTAAATTCTGATATATATATTAAAAATTAGAGTTATGTCATTTAAGAAATATTCAGAAATAAAAGAAGCTCTTTCTTTAGTACCCAAGCATATTAATGACCTATCAAACGAACAGAAGATGGCAATAGACCAACTGCGTTCAATTATTATGGATTCCAGTCAATTAATAACTCTTATTGCAAATGATGGCAAAGATCTTCCAGCATTTATGCAAAGTAAAATCACACTGTCTGAAGATTATATTTCTAAATCACGAAAATATATGTCAAATAGATTAAATGACAAAAGCAACAATGGTGAAACAGAAGAAATAGGAAAATAACAATATAAAATGAAAAACTTACTATCTTTCACAAGCTTTACTGACCATGTTAAAGTACAGGAAGTGAATAAAACAAACGAAGAAACAAAGAAATACAGAAATAAATTATCTGAAGCTTTCAAAAATTTACTTGAAGAAATGGGTATTTCTAAACTTTCAGAACTAGACGAAGATAAAAAGAAAAAAATAATTGAAACTATTTTTAACGAATCAGAAATGGCACGTTTATCAGATATAACAATTAACGAAGAAGAATAATGAAATTACATACATTTGAAAGTTTTATTAAAAAAGTAGGTGCTAACACAAAAATGGTAGCAGAAGGTGGTGCATACGGTCATTTAAGTCATCCGTTTGAGGACATGGACTTGACAATGGGCGACCTGGAAGATATGATTAAAGCAACAGTTGAAGGCGCATTTAGTGCTGAAAACTTTGTACAAGAAAAGTGCCTATCGCCAGGTACTATTATAAATCTCAAAGATAATGGAAATAAAACTATTAAAGAAATAGTAGATAATAAAATTTCTGACTTTGCTTTAAGTTTTAATGAAGTTACAAATACTGTTGAATATGCAGAAATACTTAATTGGGTTAAAAATGAAAGTAGCAGTGAGTGGCTTGAAATAGAATTAGAAAACGGCGAAACAATAACAGTAACACCTAATCATAGGATATTTACACATGCCAAAGGCGATGTAAAGGCAGAAAGTTTAACCAACGGAGATTTATTAATTACTGTTTTTCGTAATGTATAGTTTTTCATGGAATATGATATAACGTGTTATATCTTTGGGAGTCAAATATAAATAAAATGTCTGATGATGAAATCTTACAATATATCAAAAATCAAATCAATTAAAAAAATTAATAAAAGTCAAGATTGTTATGATCTTACTATAGATAATTTTTCACGCTATTTTGCTAATAATATACTTGTACATAATACAGATGGGCAGCAACTTTCTATATCATGGAAAGATGGAAAGCTTATTGCAGCACGTAATAAATCACATTTAAAAAACACAGGTGAAGCAGCACTTGATATAAAAGGCGTAGCTGACCTATTTAAAGACAGAGGAGCTATTGAAATCGCATTTAATGCTGCAATGAAAGACATGTCAGCCTCAATAGGAGGTTTATCAAGTGAAGATAAGCTAAAATATTTTAACAATGGTAAAAAGTTTGCTTCAATTGAAATTATAACACCAGTTACACAAAACACTGTACCTTATGGTTTAAATATGTTAGTTTTCCATGGTGTACTTGAGTATGATGAAAATGCAAATGTAATTGACGAAGATAAGCAAGCAGCAAGAGAACTTGGTCAAATAATAAAAGATGCAAATCTTGCAGCACAAGAAACATTTTATGTAAGAGGTCCTCAGGATATGGAAGTTAAACCTTTTCCAAAAACTAAAGAACGTGCAAAATATTATCAAGAAAAACTTAAAAAGATAATGTCTGACAGCAGTCTTACTTCTAAGTCTACTGTGTTTGATTATGCACTTAATTCAGCGAAGAACATTATTAGCAATGAAGCAAAGAAAGCTAAGGTAACATTATCAGACGAAGCATTAACAGGTCTTGCAAAAAGAATTGCAGACATTGATAAATCATATAGCGTTTCTCAAATTAAAAAAGACCTGGGTTCAGATGCCGAGTGGTATTTAGAGCTTGAAAAATCAAAAGCCAAGCAATTAAAATCTCAGGTGTATGAACCTCTAGAATCTTTATTTTTGGAAGTAGGAACAGAGTTTATGAAAAATATGTCCACTTTCCTTTCTGCTAATCCTACAGAAGCTTCTGAAAAAATGAGAAAAGAAATAGACAGAGTCATAGACGAAATTAGAAAAGCAGGAGACGAAGGCGATCTTGAAAAACTTGAAAAGCAATTAAAAAGAGTAACAGCAGCAGGAGGTTTAGAATCAATAGTACCAACTGAAGGCATAACCTTTGTATATAAAGGTAAGCTCTATAAGTACACTGGAATTTTTGCACCACTAAATCAGGTTAGGGCTATTTTAGCGTATAAGAAATAACAAGAAAACATACCTGAGTAATGATATATATAAAAACTCAGGTATCATGGTAGTATATAAAACAACAAACTTAATAAACGGGAAAATATACATAGGCAAAGACACAAAAAACAATTCAGAATATTTTGGTTCAGGATTGCTTTTAAATAAAGCAATTAAAAAATATGGAAAGGAGAATTTTGTTAAAGAAATTCTTGAAGAGTGTAAAGATCAAATTATATTGGCTGAGCGAGAAATGCATTGGATTGCAAAATACAAATCTACAAACAGAGAGACTGGGTACAACATTACCGAAGGCGGTTTAGGAGGCGATACTTTTAGTAACAACCCTAATAAAGAAATTATTAGAAAAAACCATAGAGAAGCAACAAGAAAAAATATGTTAGAAAGAGGCGGATATTTAAAAGATAAAGAAAAACAAATAGAAGCTTGTAAAAAAGGTAATGCTGTAAGAACTGCTAATGGATATAGGCATTCAGAGGAAACAAAAAATAAGCTGTCTGAAACTCTTACAGGCAGAGTGATTACAAATGAATGGAAGAAAAACATATCTGAAGCAACAAAGGTTGCCATGTCAAATCTTAATCAAAAAGAGCTGCAATTAAAAGCTTTGGAAGGGCGAAAGAAGGCTTGGGCTAAGAGAGATGAAGATCGAAAGAAGAAGCTAGAGGAAATACTTAAACTAGGTCTTAAAGCTTCAGAAAACATTATTTTGCTAGGAGTTTCTATACCAACATATTACAAAACTCTTAGAATGATACAAAAAATAAAAATAGAATATGAATCACTTTAAGACATTCGAACAATTTATATTTGAAGCAGAATTTAACGGTGAACGTGTTTGTATATTTCCAGGACGCTTTATGCCATTTCATAATGGTCATATAGCTTCTCTGAAAAAGACATCTGAAATCTTTGGTATGCCAGTTATTCCATTGCAAATATTATCTAAGTCAGATAAGTCTCCATTCAGCGAAGAATTACTTAAAGAAATTGGAGAATCAATTAGCTCAGAATTTAGCGACTGGATGGCAGCGTATTTTCTTTATCCACAAGATAGAAAAACAGTTATTCCACAAATGGTTAAATTTTTAAGAGAACAGGGATTTGAACCTATTGGTATGGGATGCGGTAGTGATAGATTAAAGGCTTATGAACCTCAGATTAAATATATAAACTCAGAAAAGAGTGATGTTCCTGTTTCAGAACCCTTTAAACTGGAAATGGTTGATGAGCGAGGCGAAGGCGGACCTTCTGGAACAAAGGTAAGAGAAGCTATTAAGAATGATGACGAAGCTACTTTTAAAAAGATGACACCTGAATCTATGCACGAATATTATGATGAATTAAAAAAACAATTAGATGGCTCTAACTAATCTCAAAGAAATATACAAAGATAAAGGCAGGACTTTTGTCGAAAGTCTTTTTACAAAGTACGTTATAGTAAGTGAACAAATTGATGGTTCACGTATTACTATTAATCGTGACTTAAATAATCGTTTATGTTATTGTAAAAAAGATGGTAGTCCTATTAATTTCATAGACAGAACCATGATGGTTTTCTATGAAACTGCATTTGCACATTTTGAAGCCTTTTCAATGGAAACTCTATTGAAAATGCCAGAAAATTGGATATTTGGCTTTCAGTATTTTCCGTCAAACGCGCCAGCTAATATTACCTATGATAGAACGCCAGAAAACGGCCTAATCTTAACAGACATACAAATAGTTAATCAAGATGGCAGAATAGTTAAGACGATAAGCGATCCTCGTGTACTTGCAGACTGGTCTAATATATTACATGTTGAAAAACCGCCAGTTATATTTAACGGTTACTTAACAGGCCTCCAAAAAGAAAAAATACTGGAATATCTCAGTACTCCTGAAAAAGACCTGGAGAATATATTCAACAGTCAATCTTTTACCAGATATATTATTAGTATACTTAATCCCGACCTCAGGACCAGTGCATTAATGAATGACATTGATAAGCCAATTGAGGGTATAGTTTTTAAATTTATTACACCTGGTGAAAATGAAGTTTATTCAGCCAGGCTTATAGATCCTATATTTCAAGCGCATGCTTCAGGTGTACAGCAGCCTATACAGCGTCGTTCAAACGACATATATCAAATTGCAATGCTTGATATTATTGAATATGTAGAAATGTTAAAACTTGATGATATAAGTTTACAAGCTGAAACACCCGATGAGCGTTACATTGAATTGATTTGCCAAATCTTTAATGACTATATAAAAGAAAATGGTCATAAATATATTGGAGTTGATTTTGAAACACCTGATTTTGCAAAAAAACCAGAATTTGAAATTAACATGTCTAGTATTCCAAACGAAAGAACAAAGGAAATATTAAGAAATCAAAAATTAAACGACCTGTTTAAAATAATAGTTAGTTCATTTAGAAAGTATAGAAAAAATGTAACACCTATATTAACACAGAATATTGTTGATGTACTTAATAAAAAAATAACCGAAATACAAAAAAAGATTGAAATTATACCAGAAGAAAACGAAGTTTTAGATTTTAATAATTATTTAAAGCGTAATCAAATAGAGGGAATGGCTTCAATATTCGAGAAGTTAACATCAGACGAATATTCAGTAATGTCTTATGATAAATTCATGATAACAGAATCGCAAGTAATTAATGAAGCACAAGAAAAATATCCAACCTCATTGGTATCACTTTTAAAATCTGCAGGTAAATTAGAAATGTTTTACCAGTATATAGACAGTTTACCAAAAGGTAAAGCAAGGGTTGAATTTAAGCAATTTTTTGAAAGACTTGCCAGTGACAAAACAGGAAAATCTTACTTTCCTGTAATGGTTGAGCAATTTAAGTCTCTTAAAAAAATGGAGTCTATTTTAAAAATAGACCTTACACAGAGTTATTATAAAGAAATGTGGCCTATAAAACTAGAGGGCACAGGTCCTGGTGAAATTTTAATAACATGGCTGGTTAAAGACGCTGTTACACAGGGAGGAGGTGAATCGTTCGATATTAAATATAAAGACCAGAAATGGGAAGTTAAGTCACTTATTTCATCTAAAGATGGTAAAATAGGTCCTACTCCTGATTCAATCGATGGTGCTAAATATTCAGATACTACAAATTACGCTTTAACTTCTGAACTGCAATCTTTTTACAAAGACGTTTTAGATATTTACTATGATAACGATCATAGAGGCACAGTGCTGTCATTGACTGATGATGAAAGTGAAAAGAAGGCAATTACTGAAATTTTAGATGCACTTGAATCCATACCTAGAACTACTGCAGATGGTAGTAAAAATCTTTCACAACAAATGACAGAACTTGTTCCGTCTATTTTCGATAAATTCTATAATGGTATAGTTAAGATTAATAGAAACTTAAAAAAGGTTCAGAATCTACAAGGCAGTTCTAGAATAGCTGTAAAATCTAAAACAACTGATTCTCAATATTGGTTAGACCCAGAAGCTGTCGATAAAATAACTACTGCAGCAGGCACGGACAAAGATGTAAATATAAAAGTAGGTACTGAGATTACAGATGAAAATAAAGATGCTAAGATTTGGTTTTCTAAATTAATATCTAATAACTTCGTTAAAAATCCTAAAACTTTTACAAAACAACTTAAGAGTATGTTAGATGGATTCCTGGAAGGAAAAGACGGTTTAATATATTTGACACCTCCTGGTAAATTTAATATAGCTTATGACATGGGCGATTTCCATGTTAACAAGATAACGAGAGGTAAATACAGATTCATGCTTGACGGCTTTAGAAAAGGCGGAGACTATGAATATGCAAAAGGACAAAAATAATTTTTAAACATGCCAACACCTGTTGTAAAATCAATGTCAAAAGAAGCCGGGGTATCAGTTAAAACTGGAGAAAAGCGCTGGCAAGAAGCCAAGAAAAAAACACCACCCGGGGTCGATGATAACTGGGCTTATACTATGGGTGTTTTCAAACGTATGATGGGTCAGCATGAGTCAACTAAATTAGTAGGTAGCTATAATGATTTTATACAAGAGTCAATTGATGAGGGCTATATGAGTGAGTTAGATATTGTAAGACAAGAATCTTCTTCCCTACAGGAGTTTATCAAAAAAGCTAAAGTAGAATTTCCTAAAATTGCCAATATGAAAGATGCTGATGAATTTCTAGAAGAGATTTGGAATATTTCAACATCGCTTGACGAGTCTGTTAATAAAGTATCTTTAAAGAACACGAAGTATATAAAAACATTTGAAAATTTCATCAGCGAAGATTATGCCAGAGTTCATCCAAATCCTGGCATGAATGTCGGTGGAATGGGTCCTATTGTGATACCAGAAGTCGGTGTTTATAATTCTACTGGTTCTGGTGATATGCCAGCACCTTATTCTACATCAGATAGAAAATTGAAAAAACAAATGAAAAAGGGCGTTATGCCTGTCTCACGAATGTCTAATAAAGACGAACGTAAAAAAGACTAATTCCTTAAACTACTAGACTCTTACTAATATAAAATCATAAAAAGTTATGAAGATTTTAAAAGTAAGAGAAGTTAAAACACCTAGCAGGGCACATTCAAATGATGCTGGAATAGATCTTTTTATACCAGAAGATTTCTTAAGCCAGGTTCTTAACCCTGGACAGTCAGTATTAATACCTTCGGGCATTAAAGCCCGTGTACCAGAAGGTTATGCACTTATTGCATTTAACAAGTCGGGTATTGCAGCCAAGAAAAATTTAATAGTTGGAGCTTGTGTAATTGACGAATCATATCAGGGTGAAATTCACATTGATATTAAGAATGTTGGAACATTTCCCCAAGTTGTTAATCCAGGAGATAAG